AGGTCGTGAAACCGAAAAACGGAAGGAAACGGGCGATGGCGAATGAGCAGGTGAGGCACGAGGCACCGAAGCCGGTGACGCACACGGGTGCGAAGGCCCCGGAGCACAAGGCGGCTGTCAACATTGGGCAGCCGGCGATTACGAGGAAAGAGGCTCCTGAGAAGACGACGGAGATGGGCAAGTCCATCCGGGAGCATGTGGAGGAGGTAATGAAGAAGCACACCCCGGCCGACCCCAGCCTACCCTCACCGACTGAGGTTACGGTGCGGGCGTTGAGCCTGCGCTGCCTGCAGTTGCTGGCGGAAGTAGAGGCGATTGCGGCGCAGATTGAGCTCTACGAGGTGCCGAAGGAGGATGACGAGCGGCGCGTAGAGGGCAAAAAGCAGCAGGAGGCCCTGGAGAAGAGTCAGCGGGAGAATGAGAAGAAGGCTGAGAAGGACTCGCGCGAGACCGATTCCAACAAGGCCAGGCAAGCCACCAGCACACACGCCCATCAGCAGTCATAAAGCGGGAGATGGAAATGGCTAAGAGGGATTCACGAGAAGGCGATGAGCGTCCGAGTGATGAGCAGGCCGAGGTGGACAAGCTGGTTCAACCCTTGGCCGACTACTTGGTGGAGCATTCCGACAAGAACCTGCCCATTGCCCACCGGGCGGGGCAATTGTTGCGGGATGCCAGTGCCCTGATTGTGACGGTGGCCTCCAGCCCAGACATTCCCGAGATTGACAACGAGTTGCCGCCGGAAGAGGTGAAGGCGGCGAAGGCGGCGCAGCCGCAGAAGATGGCCCCGTTGTACCAGAAGGTATAGATGAGTTCCTTGTCTTGTTTGGAGTGTGGGGGCGAACGGTTCCGGGTTGAGGTTGACGGGGCTTCCTTGCCTGTTGGGGGAGGGAAGCCGAGTGGCCCCTTGGTTGAGGGGAAAGACATTATAATAGGGTGTGTTGCGTGTGGCCACGAATTTCGGGTTGGGAGTGTCACGCGGCCCGTCCCAGTGATGATGGATGACTGACACCTTAGAGCTTGAACGCGAAAGTGACGAGCTAGACCTCGGCTACATTGCCCGTCCCCAATTCGAAGCCTTCCACGCTAGAACCCAACGCTGGGGCGTGATTGTCGCGCACAGGCGCGCCGGCAAGACCGTCGCATGCGTAATGGACCTGGTTGATTCCGCGATACGGTGCGAGAAGGTCCGCCCAAGATTCGCGTACATTGCTCCATTGTACAAGCAGGCAAAAACGGTAGCGTGGGATTATCTCAAGCAGTATGGGCTCAAGATACCAGGAGCGGTCGCCTCAGAGTCCGAGCTTCGGCTTGACCTTCCAGGTGGCGCCCAGGTGCGCCTGTTTGGTGCTGATAATCCTGATGCGCTGCGAGGAATGTATTTGGACGGCGTTATCCTGGATGAGGCGGCTGACATGTCGCCGCGGCTGTTCTCAGAGGTAATACGGCCGGCGCTTTCGGACAGGCTGGGCTGGGCCTTCTGGATTGGTACCCCCAAGGGACAGAACGACTTTTATGATTTGGTGTACGGGGTCAAGGGTGGTTTCGAGGGAGCGATTGCCTCGCCCGACTGGTTCTATCTTTGCCTGAAAGCCTCTGAGACCGGGATACTGCCGAACGAAGAACTTGAGAGTGCCAAGCGCTCCGGGATGTCGCCGGAGCAGTATGCTCAAGAGTTTGAATGCTCGTTCCAGGCGGCCATCATTGGCGCGTACTACGGGCACGAGTTGGAGGCCGCGGAGAACGAAAGCCGGATTACGAAAAATGTCTATGACAAGACGCTGCAGGTTCATACTGCGTGGGACCTGGGCCAAGCCAATGCGACTGCAATCTGGTTCTACCAGCAGCAGGGCTTCGAAATTCGGATTATTGATTGCTACACGGCCATGGGTTGGGGTCTTGACCATTACGTCACCAAATTACAGGAACTGGCGGCAGGGCCGGGAAATATAGGCGGCTACATCTACGGACGGCATTATCTCCCGCACGATGTTGAAGTAAAGGAAATGGGGACAGGCAAGACCCGGCTTGCAACGTTGCGAGCGCTGGGACTGACCAACATCATCCCCGTGACCAAGCTCTCAGTTGATGAGGGCATCAATGCGGTGAGAAAGATATTCCCGCGCTGCTGGTTCGATAGAGACAAGTGTGTTGATGGCATCAAGTCGTTGCGCCAATACCGGCGCGAATATGACGATGTGCGCAAGGTGTTTTACGAGCGCCCGATGCATGACTGGGCGTCAGATTTTGCGGACTCGTTCCGCTATCTGGCCGTGGGCTTGCAGGACACCGATGGCAGGAAGACCACAACCGTCAAGCGCGACAAGAAGTGGATTTACTGATGGTGGATTTATTGACCCAGGTTGGAATGGGCGATGATGAGGAAGCCAATGAGCTTTGGGAGCTCATCAAGAAGCGCAAGCGGCTTGCACGCAACCGCATGGAGGTCTGGCACATCTTCAGCACCGGTCTCAAAGGTGGCAAGAAACGATATGCCGCCGTGCGAGTGCCAAGGTCTATCTACGTAAAAGGTCCGCCCTCCCCCTTCGACGCCAATTGGACCGATGCCGGCCGCATGCTGCCGGCCTGGTGGCATAAGCGCTGGTATCACCAGGAGGGCCTGTGCCACGACGATTGCGCCGTCGTGTCCCACTGCCGTCCGCGCAAAGATATCTATGTCTGGACCAACTACGCGCGCGACCAAAACGCTTGGGCGCTAGGTGATGAGGCACAGGCCAATGAGGTGTTCCGATAATGGCCAAGAAAATGTCGGACGGGGAATTGAGCGCCATCTTGGACGGATGGGTGACCGATGCGCGCTCCTTCGACCGCTCCGACTTAGCGCTCTCACGCGAATGGGCAATCAAGTTCTACGACGGCCAGTGCGATATCCCAGAGCAGGAAGGCCGCTCCCAAGTCGTCTCGCATGATGTCGCCGATGCGCTGGAATGGATACTGCCGGCATTGCTGAGAATTTTCACCGCCTCCGCTACGACTGCAATCTATGAGCCGGTCAACCAGGAAGATGAGATTGGCGCCAAGCAGGCGACGGCGTGCATCAATCACCTGTTCCAGAACGAGTGTGGGGGCTACCGCATCCTGCATCATGCCATGCATGACAGCCTGTTGCACGGCAATGGCCCCATCAAGTCCTGGTTCGAGCACGCCAAGGAATACAAGGTGGAGACGGTGCGCGGATTGAACGAGATGGAATATCAGGCGCTGCTGTCCGAGCCAGACCTGGATGAGGTGCTGGAGGTCATCGAGTATCCGATGGGGACTGATGTGGAAGACGGTGAGAATATTTCTCCCCCGCCTGTCTCCGGGGAAGAGGGCGAAGGCGGGAAGACAGGGCCGGATGAGTATGCGGCGTAAGTATCATCGGTGGATCATCCCATTTCCCACCTGTTCCATCCTCGACCCGGATTTTGAGGATGATGACGGGAAAATCCTGACTGGGATGCATCCCGATGCCTGGGGCGTGCATGACTATCTTGGCGTCAAAAGCGCCGAGATGCCGCAAATGCTCTCCAAGTTGGATGATGAGCCGAAGCAGGCCCCGGTGAAGTTCCTGGCGCCAATTCTTCCATGCTACAACCCGGATTGGCCGGTCTACGACGACTTGTACCACTACGAAAATATTCCCGACGCGACGATACGCGAGCGCATCCGCTACGAGGTGTGCTGGTATCCGCACGCTGACCTGACCATCGCATCCTGGACCACCGACGATTTTGTCGCTTGGGGCCAGCAAGAGGTCAGGAACTCCCCCAACCCCGATAGCCGCAAATGGCTGTGGGAACACTCCAAGGGATTAGCCGAGCACGGCGAGAGGTACGTCTGATGGCATACAACGACCCGTCTGGACCAGGTGGCCCGCCCGCAATGCCGCCTGGACCTCCGGGATTGCCTGGCATGCCGGGACCGCCGCCACCGCCTGGAATGGGCGACCCGAATCAGCCGATGCCGGGAGAAATGCCGCCGCCCATGATGGTCCCGATGGGACCGCCGATGCTCTACGACGTGAAAATCAAGCGCTGCATTAAAAGTGGACAATTGAAGTGTAAAAATATTCCTCCAGAGGATTTTTTGATTGACCCCAACGCGACCAAGCTGCGCGATGGCGGCGGTCGCTTCTTTGGCGACGTTGCCCGAATGACGCGAAGCGAGGCCAAGCTGAAATGGCCCAAGAAGGCCGATGTCATTGATGAAATGCCGGCATGGACGAGTGCGTCAGGTGAATATGGAAGAGAGAAGCAAGCGCGCGACCAGAGATATTGGAGCTTCCGCGAGACCTACACCGACAAGTCCACCGAAGAGGTCGAAATCGTCGAGTGCTACATCAACATCGATTTTGACGGTGACGGGGTGTCTGAGTGGCGACAAGTCTGCTTCGGCCCCAACCATGGCGAGGACTCAATCCTCTCCAACGAGGAGGTCGGCGACCATCCCTATGATTCAATTACAGCCAACCCGATGCCGCACAGATACAGGGGAAGGTCCCTGTACGACGATGTCGGGGATATCCAGAGAGTTAAAACTGTTCTTGAGCGCCAGTTGCTGGACAACATCTACCTGCTCAATCAGCAGCAGATTGCGGTCAATGCCAGCGTCGTCGCCAACATGGACGCGCTCACCAATCCCGAAATTGGCGGCGTGGTCATCACCAACGGCAATCCTGCCGAGGCCATCCTGCCCTTGGTGATTCCGTTCCAGGCCGACAAAATCATGGGGACCCTGGAATACTTCGACATGATTATGGAGAAGCGCACGGGGGTCTCG